GGTCCCACCAGACAGGTTTAGCTTAAGTGCATCCGCAGTATCTACGTAGACCTTAGTGGCAGCATCCTGATTGGCAGTGGGGTCACCAAGGCCAGTGATCTTACTTGTATCCATGGCGATAGCACCAGTCATGGTACCACCAGCAAGAGGCAGTCTGGTTGCTACTTGAGTGTCTACATAACCCTTACGGGTCAGCGTATCGTCTGTGGCAGGGGTAGCAGTCGAGGTAGCTTTGTTAGCCCCCAAGACAATGTCACCAGTCATCGTACCGCCAGCAAGGGGTAGCTTAGTAGCAATGCTGTTTGTAATGGTAGTCGAGAAGTTAGGATCGTCACCGAGGGCAGCAGCAAGCTCGTTGAGCGTGTCAAGGGCACCAGGGGCAGAGTCAATCAAACTTGCGACAGAAGTATCTACGTAACCCTTGGTGGCTGCATCAGCAGTGGCTGTAGGCGTACCCAGACCAGTGATCTTGTTGGTACCCATGGCGATAGCACCGGACATGGTGCCACCAGAGAGGTTCAGCTTAAGTGCGTCTGCTGTATCAACGTAAGTCTTTGTAGTAGCGTCTGTTGCGTTGACAGGGGCAGAGAGACCTGTAACAGTCCCTGCAGTACCTGAGTTCAGGTCAAGAGAACCATTGATGGTCACATTGGTGAACGTGCTGGTACCAGAGGATGCAGTGACATTCCCCGTCAGGTTACCAGTGACATTACCAGTTACGTTGCCAGTAACATTGCCCGTCAGGTTACCCGTTACGTTACCTGTCAGCGTACCAAACAAGCCCGTAGTAGCAGTGACGTTAGTACCTGTAATGGCAGCAGGGGTAGTCCCACCAATTACCGTACCGTTAATAGTACCACCACTCACAGTGACGGTAGGTAGGGTAGAAGCACCAGTGACCCCAAGGGTACCAGCGACAGTAGCATTTTCATCAACAGTCAACGTGTCGATCTTAGCAATACCATCAATGAACAGGTTCTTAAACTCAAGAACGCTTGTACCAAGGTCAATATCATTGTCAGTTACTGGGACAATCACACCATCTTGAATACGGAGTTGCTCAACAGGGGCACCACCAACTTCAACGAAAACACTAATACGATTAGTAGTTGTATCTACAGTAACTTTGTTGTTGCCATCAAGGTCTGCAATCAGTGGGACGTATCCACCTTGACCAGTAGTGTTATCGTGCTTGTGACCTGTGCCAGCTGCAAAGGCATCCCGAAGTGCGTTAAACTCTGCGTTTACAGGTGCAGCCTTGATTACCGCGTTAGCAATGATGTCTGCAACGGACTGTCTAGTGTAACCTGACATTATCTTCTATCTCCAATCCCATACGTAACCACAATGCCTTGAATGCTGTGTGACGCACTTGTATCATTTGTAACATACTTGAAAGACACTGCCCTACCAGAACCTGAGATATTAGTTCTCTGAACTGGAGACGGGTTACCATCGTAGATCGCTGTGCTATCGTACAGAGCTTCGTTGTAGTAAGCAGCAGCACCTGAAGTAGTCAGGGTGTAGTTGTTGGGGCTGAGGGTGTTGAAGTCCTCATAGTCATAGACAGCAGAGAGTACAAGGGTGTTGTCACCCTCAGACCGAAGGTAAGTACTAACTGTGTAAATAATCTTTCTGACTTCAGGGTCTTGCATGTGCAAGTAAGGTGTCTGGTAAACACTGAAGATATCGTTACCGTCAAAGCTGTTACCACGTTCTTGTCTATAGACCTTACCTGTAGAATCTCCATGAATGACAAACTCATACTGACCTAGGTACCCACTATCTGCAGCGGTAGCCTCAATGCCCAGCAACTGACCGTAGTTAAACTGAAGACCTTGGTCACCCTGCCTAAAAGCACCAATGATACCTTGAGAGTCAGCAGCCTTGAAGAAGATACGGAACTGAGTCTTCTGTCGAATCACTACAGCGTTAAGCCCGTCAAGGTCTACATCAAAGACAATGTCAGTAAAGACCGACTGGATGTCCTTAGAGATAGTCTCAAGGTTTACGTCACCGATCTTGTTGGTACCGCTAACAGGACGAAGACCATCCTGAGAGAGGAACAAAAGGTCACCAGCAATCTCGATAACGCTGTCAGAAGCAAGGCAACCCAAGTCATCTGTTACGTTCTCGAGTACAAAGTTAGAAATATTGTTACCCGTAAGCTTTCGGATATTATTACTACCAAAGATGTACAGAGCGTCACGGAAAGGCTTGATGGAAACAATAGGGAACCCTACGTTAACAACACCAGAACCATTCCCAGGGGCATAGTCAAGTTCATTGTAGGGAGAACTAAAGTAAAGGTTTGTTACCTCAGTAGGGTCTCCAGCCAAGAATATATGGTTCTGAAAGACTGTAGAGAACTTAGGTGCTGTAGGTGCATTAGCATGGGTAACTTGAGTGTAGGTTGTGCCATCATAAGAAGCACCACGGTTTACACCATCAGTCAAGAAGACCTTAGGGGTACCCCAGTTAAGTCTTGAGAACCTAATCTTTGTAACCGTAGATACATCTACAGTGTCAGGGGTTGTAACGGTATCCCACTCTTCTGTAGTCTCATTCCAAGAATAAAAATAGTCAGAGTCACTTGTGTTCCAGCGACAAGCTAGGATACCGTCATCAACACCATTGGCGACAACAACACCCAAGACATCCCCAAAGCCAGGGACAGTCCCATAATCGTTTGAGTACCCATTGATCTTCCTGTAGCCACCAGTTACAGCAGGTTCGTAGTTAATCAGGGCAATAGCACTTCCAGGGGCAAGCTCACCTTGGGAAAGTACATCCCTACTGGTGTTTAGACCCCCTGCACAAAAGATTTTGAAGGAGGCTAGGTTATCGGGCATTAGTCATCCCTTGAATAACCGTAGACCTTACAGTCAGTGGCTGATCCATAAGAACTCTACGCATTGTACGAATGCCTGCCTCGTAAGCACCTTGATGCATAGCAGCACTCTGTTCGTTGCTACGGAAGCGCATCATGATCATCATAGCCCCATCAAGGATAACGTAATCAAAGCGGGTAGGGATAATGCTCTCATCCAAGTAGATGTTAAGGTCTGCTGGTACTTTCCAGTACACGTACTCTACTTCGTAAGCTTTGTCTGGGACAGGGGTAACACCAAAGCTAGTGCTGAAGTTGTCATAGACGTACTCAGGGCTTGTGATCCCTGTACCAGTATCTCCAGTATCATCAAGGCTACGGAAGCTCTGAGTGTAGTGCTGGTAGTTAATGGCAGGGAGAAACTTAGGGGAGTTGTTAGCGGAGGTAAGCTTCTTAAGGTAAAAGCTCTCCCAGTCAACGCTAGAATAATCTGTGGGGAATGTGTAGGTTCTTGTACCAACAGTCAGTGTCTGAGTATAAGTGTCTTTGAGGAAAGGCCACTCTTCTCCTGTTTGAAGAATATAACGGATGGAGTCATTGATGGCATTCTTAGCCAACAGCTGCACGTTCCGCACAGTATCAAAACCGTCACCACCAATATCAAGTGGGACTTCATTCAGTCTAACCAGAAGCTTGTTTACGAGTGTGACGTAGTTAGACATCTATAAACCTTTTAAAGAGGTAAGAGGGACCACCGAAGCAGCCCCCCTAGTTAGTCATTAGGCCAGAACGTCACGGACGACTTCAGTACCTTCACGTACCGATTCGTTTACGTCGATAGCAATAACAAACACACGGGCACGGATCGCACCAGGAGCGCCTGTAATTGTAGTCACAACGTCAACAGTGTCAGCAGCAGCAACCAGACCAGCAGTAGTGCCGATACGGATAGTGCCAGCCGCAGTGTTGTCCAAAGCCACATCATTTGCGAAGACGGTAGTACCATCAGTCACATCAGCGGTGTAGACAGACACGTCAGGCACAGTGTCCAGAACTTCGACACCAGCAGCCAGTACCAAGGTACCAGCAGGAACAGCAACGCCAACATTAGTACCAGCAGTGGCACCCAAGGTGACGTACTTTTCGATAACAACTGCACGATTGCGCAGCGATTGGGAGATAGCCATATTAA